CGGTGGTCTGACTCCGGTTCAAAGTGTCCGTCCGGCTTGTAGAACCCGACAGTCCACAGGCTCGGCTCGCTCTGTTTGTAGACCCACATGTCCCCTTCTCCTTTCTGCTATCCTACCGACCGATATGTGTAGCACCACCGACCGGGATGTGTACTACGCCGGCACCGGGTCCGCCGGGGCTACAACGCCCCCCAACGGAACGCCCTGGCATCCTTGACCGGCGGCCTCTCGACGACGTCACCCCGGCCCGTCTCCCCGTCTCTCCAGCGGCGCGCTGCTATCGTGAGTCCGTCGATCCCCCATCCACTGAGACCCTCGACCCAGTCGCCAGCACTGCGGTCGTCGGCGTAGCACGTCGAGGATCGCTGCTGGTAGGCTCCCAGCGCGCCCTTTGGTACAGCCAGGCCGCCCCGTAGGTTTCTCATTACAGTCTCCCCTGCACTGCGCCGACCACCGGCAGGCGCTCTATCTGCATCTTCCCGAAGACCGAGCCCTTGCCCGATGCTTTGAGTTCGTCCCATTCGCGCTGCGTGGCGTTCATTGCCGCTGCCGCCTCCGGGCGGTGTAGGTACAACGGCCCAAGCTGACGGTCAGAGTCCGAGCCGACGTATCGGATGCGGTAGACGTAGAACGAGGGCTTCGGTTCAGGCATCGTGTTTCGTCTCCTACTCTACGCTCCGGCGGCTGCCGTCAGTCGCCAGAGAGAGGGGCAGGAGCGCCCCCCTATCCCGTGATCACGCCGTACCCGGCGGCCCGGAGGCGGCGGTCTCGCTCGGCCTTGTACTCGTCGTCGTAGGCCTGGATCTCGACGCCGAAGGCCCGCAGGATCTCGGCGCCGGGGTGGGCGGCCCGCTCCCAGTAGCGCGCGCCGTCGTCGCCGGCTCTCGTCCAGATGACGCCGTCGTCGTCGATGCTCAGATAGTTTCGGGTCATGCCGTGCTTGTACTGGTGGATTCTGGCGCCGCCGGGCCCGTCCTCGGTTCCCATATACATGAGGGAACACAAGTGCGAGTCGTGGGGATGGTCGGCGTCGCCGTGGCACTCGCCGAAGACTGCGATCGCCGGCCCCCACGTCGGCTGATAGTGCCCCGCCTTCACCTGGTCGAGCTTCACCGCTCGCACGGCTTCCCTCACGTCAGTCTGTAGGTCTCTCATGTTCGCCTTCTCTCCCGCTACATCCGGGCCCCACCACTGAGGCCCAGGTCTAGGGGGAGAGTCCCCCCTAGCTTGCCCGCTTCGCCACCCAATGCACCGGCGCCCTCACCGGCTCCGCCAGCCTGCGCGCCGGGCATCCCGGCCTCGTCCTGCACCCCTCCACCTTGAAGTGCGACGCTGTGCGGCTCACTCCCACCGGCACCCAGCGCCCCGGCCCGCCGTGGTTGTGGTCGTCTTCGCGTGTCATCGTCCGATACTCCTTACTCCCAGCCCCAGCGCCACCAGCCCCACGAGGAGGAGGCCGACCGATAACGCCGGGGAGCTCGTCCCGACCGCCAGGGCCAGCCCGACACAGGCAGCGCCCCCGGCGACCTCGATGTCCCACGGTGCGCGCATCATGCGTCGACCGCCGGGTATCCGACCCACAGCCACGCTTGAACGTGCGCGCCGTCGTGGGCCCGGCTGATGGCCGGGGCGTCGTCGAAACTGATGTCCCCCTCGCCCAGGCCGTACTGCTCGGCCGTGGCCTTCGCCCCGGCGACGAGCTCGTCAGTGTCCAGGCGCCGCAATCCCGGCTGCGTTGTCGGCATGGCGCCGGGCTCGGCCGCTGGGTGCTCGGCGCCGGGGTCCATCGTCGGCCGCTCGAGCTTCTGCCCGGTTACCCAGCTCTCGAGGTCGGCGATGTTGAGCTCGTGCGTGTATACGATGTCGACCAGGTCGCGGAGGTCGCCGGGTGATAGCCTCTCGTCGCCGTCGAGCTTCTCGATCATCTCCTGTAGTCGCCGCGTGATTGGCTTCCCTCTCATGGTCTCCTTCTCCTCTCGCTCTTCCCGGCGTCGACCGCTCGACACCAGGACGGGGGAGAGAATCCCCCGTCGCCGGCTAGACCGCCCGTATCTTCTCGGGCACCGCGTACTTGTCGGCGATAGCGTTCGCAAAGTCCTCGATGTCGCGCGCCAAGCGGTAGAGGCCGCGCGTTGCCTTCTCCGGGTCGGTGGGGTCGTTCTCGCCTCCGCCGTTCTCCCCGCAGTCCATCGCCTCGTCGATGATGCGGTGGGTCAGTGGGCTATATCCCGAATTGTTCAGCCCGGTCGTCTTGTCCCATATCCGGCACATCTCCCGCCGGGTTAGCTTGTCTGCCTTCATCCTTCCTGCTCCTCTCTTTTTGTCAATGCTGCGTGCTTCTCGCCGGGGGTGTTCCCCTCGTCCATTAGATTGTCGGCCATAGCCTGCGATTTGTCAAGGGGGCGTGCATCTTTATTTTCGGGTGCTGCGTGTGCTCTGCTTCTTATCTCTCGCGTGTGCTCTGCTTGTCGCAATCGTCGCAACCGGCTTGTCTCCCTGGTGTATACTTAGACTTGCAGGCGTCTCGGTGGCGCCGTTTGTCGTCGGGAGGTACAAATGGCGGCTCTGAGGGCTCATTCTGGCGGCTCTGCAGGCCCGGCGGGTGGTGTTTCACTGCTCGGCGGGCTCTTGTTGTCTCCTGTGGCTCTCATGGCTCGTATCTGGCACTGGTGGTTGCGGAGGTCGTGGCAGTGGTGGCGGGCGTGGTTGAGGGCCCGGCGGGTAGAGCAGAGGCGGGCTGCTCGTGCTGCACGGGTGGCCCGGTCAAGGCTGGTGCGATGATAGGGCTGGGCTGGCTGCGGCGGCTGCTGGGCAGCGTAGGGGCAAGGTGGGGCGTCCCGGAGGGTGGGGCGGGCGTGGTGGTTGATGTCGAGCTGCTTGCGCGTGGTGCTGGTGCCGCCGGCGAGGTTCTGGTCGTGGCTCTCGAGGATGTGCTGCCGTGCCCGTGCTTGGACAGGCGGGCCGTGGTCGAGGAGCAGGCAGAGCAGGAGGAGCGGGCAGATCGCCCACTCTTTGATGATGCCTAGGGGTACTAGCTGCGCTGATGGGTGGGCTCTGGCGGTGCCTAGGGGGTGCTGACGAGCCCAGGCGGGACACGGGGCAGGCCGAAGGGCAGAGAGTCGATGGCAGTGATGGGGCCCCCTAATAGCGAATGGGACTCCGTAAGGGGAGGTAGCGGGCGTCAGAAAATGTTAATAAGGGCAACAGATGGGCAACAGGTGGAGGTGGTTTCAGATACGAAAATGTGTTGTGTACCTAGTGTTGCCCAAGTGTATAAATCTCAAAATTCCCTACTGCTAATCAACGTGTAGTGTGTAACAACTACTACGTTAGTAGTAGGGGCAACAACAGATGATAAAACAGATTCAGAACATACAAAGGTGCGGGGTCGCAGATGAAGTTGTTGAGTCTGGCGAACTGTTGCCGAATCTAGCCAGAAGTGGGGTGAATCTAAAAGCACCTGATGCCCACCCGATTCATCATAGTCAATAGATCAATTCTTAGATACGAATTTTTGACTCTTGTGAGAAGTAAAGGGCCGTTAGCCATAACAACCGGTCAAGTACTCCAGATACGCGAGCGCCCGCCGAAAGGCAAGGAGTTCGGTTTTGGTGGGTGGGCGCGAGCACTGGTACTCAGGGAAGGTCAAGGCGACAAGGTGGCGGATGCTGAAGTCGCGGCGGTGGCCCTGGAAACAGAGAGAGACGTTGATCGACCCATGGCCGTGATCTCGCGGCTTGAGAATGTCGCCCGGTCGGGAACGCGGACTGGGGGCGTCGCGGCGGACGCGGCCGAGGTTGCTGACAGAGTAGGCGTCTGCAAAGTCCGCGAGGGGAACTTGGCGCCACTCTTCCGCTGCTGGAGGATGGGTGGTCGGTGTGATAGACTGAGGGTACATCGGAGGGTACTCCTTTCGATGTCATGCAGCCGGAGGTCATCCGCCTCGCGGCTGCTTTAATTATACCACAATCGGGAGGTGCTGAGATGCCGGCGAAGTCGAAAAAGCAGTTCCGGTTCATGCAAGCCGTGGCGCACGGGCAGGCGAAGACCAAGGTTAAGGGGCTATCAAAGGGGGAAGCGGCGGAGTTTGTGAAGGGACAATCGCCGAAGGGACTCCCGGAGAAGGTGGCGACGCCGCGTGAGCTCATAAGCAAGGGACTCCAGAACGGGAAAGCCTCTCGGAAGAGGCGGAAGTAAGGAGCGGACCGTATGGCCGCGAGCAAGAGCAAAGGAGGAACAGGAAATGGCAGAGGGAACGGGAAAGGCCGGGGGCGGCCCGGCGCCGAGCACGGTACACAAGGGGTTCGCGTTCACAACGAAGGGGAACCCCGACAACGTAGCGCCGACGAAGAGCCCGAAGCTACCGGGGCAGGACCCGATCAAGATCGGCGGGTAAAAAGAGTCAGGAGGTGCCTCACCCCGGCGGCTAACAAGAAGAACATGCCGGCGGTCGGAGGAAGGCGGCGGGGCAAAGGCCGGGACATGACGCCCGATGAGCTGTACTTCCTGGCCTGCTATCTCGGGAACGGGCGTCAGGTAACCCAGGCGGCACATGCGGCCGGTCTGCACAAGCGACAAGCGCTGCGCTGGCTCCAGCCGGGCATGCCGGTTGCGACCTGGCTAAAAGGTCAGGCCGAAATAGCCTTTCAGACCGTAACGGCGAAACGCGAAGAGTTGGAGAGTCTTCTTGTCGACAACCTGCTCAAGGGCCTGCGGTCGAAGAACCTCCTGGCGAAAGAAAAGGCCGTCGAACTGACGGCACGGGTACTCGGACTGGACAAGGGTGGTAGTGAACACGACCTTAGCCCCTCAACAAGAGCTGTATTTGAGGCGATGGGCGTGGCCCTCGTTGCGGTTGCCGCTCGAGGCGAAGTTACCAGTATGGAAGGAGACGGGATACCAGCCGACGGAGGCTGCCCTGCCCTTTCATGCGGCGATGGCGAAGATTGAGATCGTCGCCGGCGGTGAACGCGCGGGCAAGAGCCGGTCAGCGGCGGAGGATCTACTGCCCTACACCATCCTCAAGCCGGAGGTGTTCGGGCGCGGTGAGCCGTACCTGCACTACGGCCTGGTCGCGCAGGAGTTCGACCATGCGCGGGAAGAGTTCGACTACCTGTTTGATAGCCTGTCGACACTCGGCATGGTCAAGCCGGGGTCGGTCTCAAGGCCGGATCAGGGACGGTGGAGACTCGTAACCAAGAGTGGGACGCTGGTAGAGACGTGGAGCGCGAAGGACCCCGAGCGCATCCGGCGCGTCTTCTTCCACGGGGCGTTACTCTGCGAGCCGGGCCTGCTCTCGCACGACGCCTTCACCCGCGTCCTGGGGCGCGTGTCGCAGACCGGCGGGTGGCTGTCGGCGATCGGTAGCTTCGAGGGATCGGTAGGGTGGTATCCCGAATACTACACGATGGGTCAGACCGACAACACGCGGGGGGTTGTCTCCTTCACGATACCGAGCTGGGCCAACCCCCACGCCTACCCGGGTGGGCGTGATGACCCAGAGATCAGGATCCTCGAGGAGCACTACAAGCCGGACACCTTCCTGGAGCGCGTCGGCGCAAAGCCGGCGCCACCGAGGGGTCTAGTGTTCAAGCTCTTCAAGAACCACGTCCACGTTTCCAGCGAATGTACCTACATCCCCGGACTCCCCGTGGGGCTGGCGATCGACCCCGGACGAGCTCACGCCTACGCCGTGGAAGCCGCGCAGTTTACCGGCGACGACGTCTGCCGCATCTTCGACGAACCCGTCTACCATACCGGCCTCACAAACATGATGGCGATCCACATCTGCCAGCAAAAGCCCTGGTGGAAGGACGTCGCCTATATCGTCATGGACATCGCCGGGCGGCAGCGTACCGCCAACCACGAACAGTCCTGCGCTGAGGTCTGGGCAGCCGAAACCGGCTTGCCGGTCTTCACGAACCGGGTGGGCATCGAGGACGGCATCGAACGGGTCGATAGCTTCCTAATGCTCGACCCCATCACCGAGCAGCCGCGGATGCAGGTCAACCCCGTTTGTCAGGGCCTCATCTGCGAGATGGGCGCTGGACCGCTACCGCCGCACGTCGACGTCGGTGGCCCCTATGTCTACCCCACCGACAACGACGGCAACGCCCGCTCCGATAGACCGGTGGACAGGTTCAACGACGCCTGTAAGGCACTCGGCTATCTACTCATCCACCAGTACGGCTACGTCAGGAAACCGACGAAATCGAGGGCGCCGCGTTCGGCCTATGGCCCGTGGCAAGGGGAGGAGAGCCATGTCGCTTCCGTCAACCGCTAGCGAGGTCCTGAGCGCGGCCAACGGCCTCCGCACCTACTACTCGACGATGCACAGCGAAATGATGATGCTCGACCGCATCTACAACCTCAAGTTTCTCGTCAAGGCCCCTAAGCAATTCTCCACCGTTATCCCCGGCACCGGCCGCCGCCAGTGCGACCGCATGATCTCACACATCTCGTCGGGAAACCTGCGACTCTTTTGCCCGCCGCGCTCAGAGGGAAAGAAGTGGCAGGAGATTGCAGACAAGAAAGAAAAGTGGTTACGGGTCATATTCAACAAGCTACCGCGGTATGCGGCGCAACGCCTGACAACGCCGCCGGTGCGCGCGTCTGTTACCTACGCCGTCATCCGAGGGCTGGGGTGCCTCAAGAACACCCTCGACCCCGATTTCTGGATGCCGGAGCCGGAGCGATTCGAGGGGGAGAGTGACGACACCTACGAGCTCCGCCTCCGGCGCTGGCAACGGATACAGGGCAGCGGCTCCCCTATCGCCTGCGTCGCGCCGGACCCCCTCATCCTTCTGCCCGACCCCGATGGCCGGTATGTGATCGAGGACGTCAGGATTCCCAAGGCGCGGGCGGAAAGGATGCTCGGCAGGACGATACCGATCGGCGTGGCCGCCAACACCGCCAGCAACAACCCGGCGACGGGACTGGTGCGCTGGACGGAGTGCTGGACACCGGAGCGGCGCATCGTCCTCGTGAACGGCGGCGAATACCTGAACAAGCGCAACGAGATGGGGTTCATCCCCTACTCGTGGATACTCCCCGGCTTCGGGGAGCCGGCGCCGGTCGCTAGTCAGTACAACGCGACGATGGCGGGGCCGGAAGTCGTCCACAGGTCTTTTCTCTACATCGTGAAGTCTATGCTCGAGGAGGAAGCCCGCCGCGAGACGCAGATAGGCGCGATCCTTCACGGGACGGCCTGGCGCGTCTGGCAGCTTACCCGTGATTCCAGCGTACCCGATAGCGAGACGGACCAAAACCCCCAGGTCAGCGTTGCCCCCGGCGACCTGAACGAACTCAAGGGCTGGAAGCTGGACGCTATTGATGTCGGGCGCTTCCCCCGTGAACTCTTCGACCAACTCGGCCACCTGTCCTCAGCGATCGACGACGATACCCTACCACCGGTAGCGCGTGGACTCCGTCAGGGGGAGAACACCGCCTACCAGTCGCAGATATACCTCGGCGTGGCGCGGCTCATCATGGACCCGCTAAAACAGGCCACGCAGGTCGCGCTCGAGCAAACCTTTGAGCACTGGCAGATGCTCGCGGAGTACGTCGAGGACGACGTGGAGGTCGCCGGGCCCTATAGAGGCGGCTGGTGGAAGGGCAGCATCTCGGCGGAAGAGATAGACGGCTACTATGCGGTTCAAGCCATCCTCGACCCCAACCTCCCACAAGACCAGATCACCCGCCGGAGCGAGTTCATCAAGGAGTTCCAGGCCAGCGTCATCCCCTGGGAGCAACTCCAGGAGGAGGGCCTCGGCAACGAGGACGCCAGCGGTGTTCTCCAGAAGGTGCTCCGCGACAAGGCGCTCTTCTCAGACCTCATCCAGCAGCTCCTCAGCCGTCAGGCTGCCGAAGAGCAAGGCTGGAACCTCGAAGAGATCGTCGCCGCCGAAGAAGCGAAGCAGACGCGAGCGGCTGGCGGTGCCGGGCCCTCGCCGGAGCAGATGGCGCAAGCAGGAATGGGTGGGGGCCAGAACTTGGCGCCACCGGGCGCTGGACTCGGAACGTCTATGCCGCCAGCGGAAGGGATGCCTGCGATTGCCGGTCGGATTCGACCGAACCCGGCCCCCGTTCCAGGCGGGACAAAGGAGATCGATCTTATTCTCAGGCAGTTGGCTAGACGTGGGCCACCGAAGCCGGCCCGACCCGTTTAGGGAGTCAGACGTGTTGCCAGTGCTTTCTATTCAGGACAAGGCTGATGGCCGAAGCAGACACCCCAAACCGCCTTGCGAGTTCCCTTCCCGTCACGTTCTTACTCAAGGCGCGTATCTGGAGAACCTGAGCCTCGGTCAACTTTGCCCTGGAAGAACGTTCGCCACGCGGCGCAAGGTCTGTGCGATGGGCGTGGCGGATGTTTTCAGACGGAGTGGCCCATTCGAGGTTAGTGAGTCGGTTGTCGGTCTTGATGCCGTTCATGTGATTACCCTGTTCGCCAGCGGCAGGCGGGCCGACGAAAGCAGCGAGGACGAGGCGGTGAACGGTAGACCAGCTGACCCGGCCCTTACGGGAGAGGTGAACCTGGAGATAACCCCAGCTGTTCAGGTTCG